ATTGACTGCCATAGGGCAATTACACAAGCCGAGCGGCTAAATAGGGAGTGAAGAATACACCGCCAGAATGGGCCATTACCAACGACAGCGACCGTTATGCAGTGCAGGAAAAGGGCTGCTACTGGGACGATTTTTACGGCGACGATGTGGTCGCTTTCGCTCATAAGTATGGGTCAACACAGTTCCGCCGAGGAGAATTCAAGCTATATGAGTGGCAAGAAAGATGGCTGCGCCGTCTCTATAGTTGGCGAACTACATTGGGGAATAGAAGATGGCGAGTAGCCAACTTAGGAATTGCGAAAAAGGCAGGAAAAACTTTACTGGTGTCCTTGCTGTCGAGTTATGAGCTGTTCCGCAGTCGTGAACCGTCACCCTGGATCTATGCGGGCGCAGCAACCGCCAAGAATGCCGGTCAAATCTTCCGAGAAATCAGGCATTCACTGCACCAATCGGGTCTCGACAAACACTGTCGTATCACGCCGACCCAATCTAAGGTCTACGTCCCAAAGAACAACGCTACTTTCCAGGTAGTTTCACGAGAAGGATCGCACGGCGAGAACTGTACTCTAGCGATTATAGATGAGGCGTGGAAGTGTAAGCCGCAATTGAATGAAGCTCTGCGATTGTCTGGCAAAGACCGTAAGGACTTCTGCTGTATCTATATTTCGACCGCTGGTAATGATGTTTCCCACTGGTACCATTCCATCTACTTGAAGTCAAAGCGCATAAAAAGTTCTACAGAAATAGATTATCGCTGGATGGCGGACATATATGAGATGGATCCTGACGGGAAAATAGATGACCCCGTTCAATGGCATAAGGCTAACCCCAGCCCTTTCGATGAAGACGAGTTCGGGGATCAGCTTGAGGCAGATAGTAAGGTGCCTGCGCTCTGGTTAAATACGCAACAAATGTATCTGAATAAGTGGGTCTCAGCCGCAGAAAATAGCTACTTAGACGTTACCGACTGGGAAGCCCACGAGAAGGAAATAGATGATAGCCAGCTCGCCAAGTGTGACGCTTGGACAGGCACCGACACGAGTTCTGTATGTGACCCGTCTTCTGTCGTGTGTATCTGGCACTTGGGAGAACAGCGTTTCCACGTTCGGTCATGGGCGTGGGTGCCCGAGGACGGTAGTAACGTCGAACGTGAGGCGAAGAACCTGCCATTATTCAGGACGTTCCCAGAGATAACTGAGACGCCAGGGAATCGAATTGACGACCGGGAAATCCTCAGCAAGCTCCTAGAGCTGAATGAGACCTATAACGTCCGCATGAATGCGTATGATCCGGCCAGCGGCGGACATATTTTGCTGGGCAGACTAGAAGATGAAGGCTACACCGTAGCGCCATTTGCGCCAACGTATCGCAACTATAATGGCGTTCTGAGGGAGTTCCATAAAGCCTACCACGAGGGGCGCATTACCTTTGATAAAGGGTCAGGATGGCTGAAATATTGTTTCCAGAACATGCGGATCAGGCTGAATGAATCGCTAGAACAAGCTCCATATAAGCGGGCCTGCGCCGACAAGATAGACGGTGCTATAGCTACACTGGTCGCCTTCATCACGGCCTGCCAGGAAGCGGCAGCTCTGGACTTCCCGCAAGCATATTTTGGCTGATAGTTACTACATAAGTGAGTGAAGAAAACATCAAAACCTAAGACCGTTAAGAAGCGTGCGGCTAATCGCCCGGTCCCGTTAGAGCAATACTACAGCGAACGCCCAGACGGGCGACTTGGCTTAAAACGAGTTGGCTTACGTCCAATTTGCGCCGACCTCGCACTGACAATACCTGCCTATTATCATGCCCTCTCTGTTTATCAGCGGCATATCGGACAGCTCCCACTTATCACTTACAAGCGCCAGGAGGACGGAGGGCGTGAACGAGCTACGGATCACCCTGCCTATCACGTCCTGAAAGACAGACCGAATCCGGCGATGTCACGGCGGGTCTATATGGAGCTTGTAGTTAAGGGATTGCTCCATGATGGCGAGTTCTTCGCCTCAATTCAGCGTGACGGTTACGGCGAAGTCATCGGGTTATTTCCGATCCCGAGGATGAATGTGATGCGTGTTCTGATCGATCAAGACTGGAAGAAAGCCTATATCGTCAACACGGCGCAAGGCACTGAGGCTTACACCGACGACGAGATGATACACTTGTTTTTGTTCTCCCATTGCGGCATTCGTGGGGTCAACGTTATTGATTACTACGCTGCTGAGAGCTTAGGACTACATCGCCAGGTACTAGAGAGTGCTGGCGCATTCTTTGAGAATGCAGCCAGACCGCATCTATATGTTTCCTACCCTGGAAGGCTGACACCAGCAACATTAAAAACGTATAAGGAAGGCTTTGACAAAGAGCATAAGGGCACGGAAAAGACAGGCGAATCGAGCATTCTAGGTGAAGGTGGAGAAATCAAAGTTGTAGACGCCACGACTGCACAAGATGCCCAGATACTTGAAGCCTTGAACGCAGGCGACCGCACTATTGGCCACCTGTTTAACATGGCCCCGGCGATGTTGGGCGACCTCTCGGATGTCCATTACAACTCGTTAGCAGCTGAAAACATGGCTTTCTATGGACGTTCGATTCTGCCCCTTCTGTCGGCAATCGAGGACGAACACAGTTACAAAGTGTTCGGCTTGGATTCTGACTACTATTGTGAATTCTTGGTTGAACAAATCTTGAGAGCTTCGCCGGATGAGCAGGCGGACATTTTTCAGAAGTATGCGCAAATGGGCGCATTGCAGCCGAACGAGATCAGAGAAAAGTTGAACTATCCTAAGCTGCCAGGGATAGATAATAACAATGGAAAACAACAGCAACCAGTACAAGATTCGCAGCCGTCAAACAGCCCTGGAGCTCCGGGACAATAGACGATTAACCTTTTACGCTGCCCTTTATGACGTTGAAACGGCTATTCGGGACTATGCACCTCCCTACAAGCAGCGAATGCTTTATCGGGAGGTCGTGCGCCCGACAGCCTTTGACAGCTCATTACAGGGCAATGGCGAAGTACTGGGCACCATCATGCACGAAGGGTCTCGGTCTTTCTCCAAGCGCAGCACTGGCGAGCTATTGCTACAGTCCGACAGCAAAGGATTGTTCGCAACTTGTGAACTGCCCAAAACCGCCATTGGCGATGAAGTGCTAAGGGGATTGGAGACAGGCAAGTTCCGAGGGGCATCCTTCGGATTCTATCCGATTAACGAGCAATGGACGGACGGGAAGCTCCCTCTCTGCGAACTCGTGGACGTGAACCTAGCGGACGTAAGCATTGTGGACGACCCAGCGTATCCCACCGACGTTCATATTCGTAGCTCTTGCCTGGACTTTTTCAGGCGCTTACGATTGCTCAAACTAAAGTGAGAAAAAATTGATAGTGGCACTCATAGATATTGCTATGAGTGAAACGATCCAAATCAGAGCGGTCAAGGAAATCGAGACCGAAAAAGCCCAAGTTCTCGCCGAGTGCGACAAACTAGAGATGAAGTCCCGTAGTGATACGGGATTGAGCCCAGAAGATGCCGTCGCCTACGACGAGTATCTAGCGAAGGGTGAGGCGCTAACGAGTGAACTCGACAATGCCCGCAGAAGCGAACGCCTGGTCGAGCAAAAGAACCGCATGGCGCAGCCAACCCGCCCGGCCCCGGCCGTCCTGTCTAACGTCCACGTAGCGAACGGGTCAAAGGAAGCGACTGAGGCGGAAGCCTTCAAGCTGTTTTTGCAGTCCCACGGCGAGGATAAAGACCTGTCGCCTACGGCACACTACAAAGCCCGCAGCCATAACTATCAGCTTGGCGCAACTAGCCACAAGTGGGATATAAACTATGATGCTTTGAGCTTTGAGCGTCGCCGATTCATTTCTAAAACGGCAAATTCTGATTGGGATTGGACCTCATTCTCCAGCAAGGTGACAGAGTATTTCTTATTGACCAGCCCGATTCTCGGTCTAGTTGCTTCTGAAACTGTTCCTACGGGCGTTCCTCGTGACTACTTCATCTATGATGACACGGCGAACAAGTCCAGCAACATGAACGCAAGTAGCGGAACAGAAGTAGCTCCGCACTATCCCGATACGGATGTAGAATCTGGCGTTAAGCGCATCACTCCGAAAGATATTACGGCCGGTTACACAAAGATTACTTGGAACATTGCCAGAGACAACCCAATCAATTTGCAACAGCGGGTCATGCGTTCCATCACCGGCTACCATGCTCGCAAGATGGCAGACGACCTTTTCAATCGTACTGGCGACGGCCAGACAGAAGTTGAAGGTTTGTTGCACGTTGCTAACGTGCTCGACGATGTCACTGAGTTTGATAGCGATGCTATTGATAGTCTTGTGTTCAATATGCCTGACCAGTATCGTCCGAATTGCGTATTTGCAGCCAACGGCCCGACGACCGCCAAGGTTCGCAAGGGCATGAAGGATACACTAGGACGCAGTTTATTT